GATTGCTCTTTCATTGGTTCTTTCTTTTGCTCTTTCATTGGTTCTTTCTTTTGCTCTTTCATTGGTTCTTTCTTTTGCTTTTCAAAATCCTAATGCGAACATCAGGCTAAAGTAGATCAGTAGTCCAAAAATAATTATAATCGCATCGATAATTATTTTTTGAATTTTATTTTTTATATTCTTCATATTTCTTTATGAGTTTTTTTAGATGTTCGGTTCTAGCGTTCTTTATTAGATAGTTCTGCAAAAACAATCTAATATTTATTAAATCGGCTTTATATAGATTTTGTTCTTCAACTGAATATTTATAAATATGATAACAAAAATCTAAAATGGATTTTATAGCAACAGAATCAACAGTACCTTTTCCGCGCCTAAATTCTACCGTTTTATTGTTTGTGAAATTTAGTTCAAGGTATCTTGAGTCGCAATAAGGTTGAAATATTTTTTCCAACCCTAATTCTGATGCCGCACTTGGATGGACGCCATACTCCATTAGTCTTCGTATTTGCGGATCTGCTATGCAGTACCCTCCATTTTCCCTTCCAAAAAGTTCAGTAATAAAATCATACGGAAAACAGTAAAATGCCTTTTTTAGCAAAATACAAACTTTTTTATTAAAATTAATTTTAGACAAATGTATGTGAAATCCTGTTTCTGTAGCCTTTTGCGAATAACAAGAAAAGCGAGGCATGAAATCTTTTGTTAATATGTCAATTCCTCCTCCTTCTTTAATGAGTTCGTCGAAAGTCATTGGAATTGTCGTTATTTCTGCACCGCCTTTCTCATCAGAAAGGCTTCCGTCATGCTGAATGTAAAAGAAATTTGATGTATTATTAAAAATGTATTTATTTCGTGCATATATTTCTAGCTCCAATCCAACAAGCGGTTCTTTTAGAACATCATTGTTAGGCTTGGACCATTCACTAGGAAAATAGTGATAATTTCTCATCTGCGTCGATATAAAAACATTTGGAATGTCTGGATGTTCAAAAACATCTTTGTCAAAATTCAAGGTAGGGATGACATATTCTGTGAGATATTCGATGTTGTGCTCATTTAGTCTTTCCCATAAAATATTTTCTACGAAAAAACTTAGGACTTTCACATATTCCTTGGAATATGTTTTATATAAAAATAAATCAGGCGTTAGATTTATTTTATTTTTCAACAGTTTATTTAGTTTAATCATATCAGAATTTTTGATTAGTCTAATGTTTTTTTTCCCGTAAACACACCCTCTAAAATTTCTCTCTCCGATATATTTCAAGAAAGCTGTTGTTTTTCTTCTAGCCTTTGCCAAGAATGCCGCATCGATATTTTTGTACGATGCGTTAGAATATTCTTTATTGAGAATTTCTTTGTAATTTTTTCTAACAAAAGCGAATAATAGTTCCAAAGATTTTTTTTCTTTTGCGTTCATTGTTTTAAAAAATAATACGGTTGTTGTTGTTTTTGTTGTTTATTCTAGAATAAACTTCCCACAATTCTTCCACATGTTGTCGTGAATCGTGAAGTTTTAGGAAAAGTTCTTGTGACAAATTTATGAGTATTCCTTGTTTATTAAGATTTGTTGCACAATGTCGATAATATTTTAGCGCTAACTCCTTGTTAGAGGTGAAGCAACGTGTGTGTGGATAGCAAGATTTTAAACTAGTTCTTCCGTATTCTGGAAAATGTCCTAGAACTTGCTTTGTTTTGTATTCATACCAGTTGACAGGCTTAACTCCGACAAATAGGAAGCCTACATTGGGTCCGCCTCCAGTTTTACGCATTACAGGGATATATCCCAGCGTGTTATCTTTTATTGTGTTAGGTGTTATATATTTTTCTATAATTTCGCCTGTTCTAGTATTTTCTAGTTCTAGAAAATATTTAATACTGATTGATTTTTTTAAAAATTCAATCATCTTTTCGTTGTTTTCACTTTCTAACATAGTAGATACTAAAGGTGTTTTATTTCTACAAGTTAGATACATTTTAATTATATACATTGTATTCATTTTTTTTGTTTTTCTTATCCATTAAATAAAAAGTTTTATAGTTCTTTAAAAAGTAGTTGCGTATGTAGAATGTCCATTTTTTGTTTTTCTTCTCCTGTTTCGAGAAAAATCTTTAAATCAAGTTCAATGTTGTTTTTTAATAAACTAATATTTAGTTTATTGTCAACAGAATCAAGACCTAATGCAAAAGCGTCATGTTTATTATAAATTTCTTTTTTAAGTTCTGGGTAGGTGTAAATTACGAGTTCTTTTTTTATTAGTTTTGATAATGATCCGTAAATTAGCAATCCTTTAAAATTCAATCCTTCAAACTCATCACGGAAAGTAAATCGATTCCCATGTCTTACAAAAATCAACGAATCTGGTTTTTGTAATTGTAGCCTCATTGCGGCTTTAATAAATCCGAAAGAATAACCCTTTTTACAAACGCAGTATAAAAAGTTTTCCCCTTTTATTATTTTTGATACTTTGCCAAGAAAAAAGTCAATATCTCTTTTCATTTAGTTCTAATGTTTTAAAATTAAACCTATATTCTTTATTTTCCATTAGCGGGCATTTCCGAAAATCGCTAATCAAATCGCCTTCCGGACGGCTTTCTATCCTGAAAATCAATCTCCTAGGGTGCTTGTTTGCGATAAAAACTTCGACGATTGAACCTATCCTCCAATCACTCTTTATTGCGGAAAAAAAGCACCTTAACCCATGATTGAAATTTAGATACAATACAGGAAAGATCCGCCTTTCTTCATGCGGGTTTTCGAACTCAAATTGATAAACTTTCATTTCTTAAAAAGAAGAATAATTGATAAGTACTTCTTGCGGTAAAATGACTTTAGATTGGAATGATATTCCAATAATCGGCAATATTGTTTTTACCTCTTTATCAACTCTAAAAGCTTTTTTCTTCATGAGGCAAATATAGGAAAACTCTTCAAATCCAGCATCAATTAGCATGCATTTAAGCATTTCTCTTTCAAAAAAACCACACATTGGCTTTTTAAGCTCATAAATAATTTCATCTTCCTTTGTTTCTCCTAGTTTTCTTTTTATATTTATTTTTGTTTTTTGGCGCAAAAAACAACTTAAACAACCGTATGTATCAATTATTTTTTTCATTTTGAGAAAATATAAGTTTCGGATTTGTGGTAAGTGTGTGAATATCGTACCGTTTCCGCATATCTATTTCTATACGTAAAAATATCACTCACTGGTTTTTTTTTTCTTTTTAAGTCTTCAATATGTTTAAATTCAGGCAAAGTGAATATATTAAAAATTCCTTTCAAAATATCTTTTTTTTCACGTTTTTTGAAAATTCCTATAAAAAATGTTTGTTTGTTTTTCAGTGTGGCAATGAGGCAAAACTCATCATTTTTGATGTGGTTCCAAATCTCGACTGTATATTCCGTTTTCATTGCATGTTATAATTGATATAATAAAAAAGTTCACTAGGAGTTAATCGATCAAGGAGAAGACGAGTTGAGCACGCTCTCCCTTTTTGAAAAAAACACGTCCGGGAATATGTAAAAATACTCCGAATCTGTATTCATAAAAATAACAAGTTGCCTTTTCTAGCATTTTTGCCATTTCTTCACTGCATCCTGTTTGTGCGTAATCGCTCAAACCCCCTAGCATGCGTTTCCGCACGTTTTTCAGTGTGGGATTCCTTGTTTCCTCTTTGTTGTATCTCATTGTTTTTTTGTTTTGTTAAATAATAAGTTTTCCTTTAATGCTAAAAGCCGTTGTATAGTTCCCTCTTTCGTTTATCTCTCTTATTGCCTTTCGCTTCAACGGCAATACCTCGAAAAACGGATATCTTTCTTTCTCTTTTCCTTGTGTTCCTTTCATGCCTTTATAATATCTTTTTTCTCTCATTTGTCAATAGCTTTTTATTATTTTTTTCTCTCATGAACGTCTTTTTTTTCTCTCCCTCCCTCTCTCTTCCTCTCTTCCCTTTTGTCTTCCTTTTTCCTTCGGGGGGGGCCTTTGGGGGGGGGTTACGCTCCCTCTTCCTCCCTGTTTCTTCTCCCTCTTTCTCGCGGCGGGGGTTTTGTTGGGTGTAATGGATAATCACGTCGAACGGGACTAACCAGCTTGCCCTCCCTCCTCCTAAATCCTCCTCCCTCCTGGCGATCAAATGAGTTCATCATTGGATTTTTCGAAAAAAAGGCCATTTCCTGGCATTTTGGCGTAAGTCGTTGATAAAGTGTGCGCTTAGCTAGGACGGGAAAACCCCTAATGCTTGTTGACAGATTTTCAATTTTGTGCATTCCCGGTTGCCGCATTGTCAAGCTTGCCTCTAAAAAAGCGGGCAAGGGCGGCAACCCTCAAGTACCAAGTTGCGGTTACTATTCCGCTTGACGAGGGCGATTTTTGCACCGTTATCGGTAAAACGCAACAGTTTTTTTTAGTGGAGCGTGCGCTTCCTGCGTGTAATCTTCATAACTCATTGATACTCTATCATACTTCGCATAACACACATAATGCCAAATCGAGGGCCATAGAGGTCGACCTTGAATAACGCACTGCAAGCCACCTAGCACGCGCCGCATTTCCCGGACGATATGTGTATCGGCTCACCTCTCAAAAGGCCCGTACAAGCCAACCTCGCAAGCCGTTTTTCGGGCAAATCGTAGTAATTAGAATAATTATTGAGGTTTTGCCCACTTTAGGCCATGTTGCGGCGTTGCTTCGGAGCCACCTAGCCATGAGGGACTGCAAGCCCGTCAGCACCGCACCACCCCTAGGTGCTTGGTGTGCTGCCATGCCATACAGGGGGCGCCGGGGAAAAGTCGCGGGTGTTTTGCGCTGGACAAAGAAGGTATCACGCAGTGTAATAGGAAAAAAAGAAAAAGAGAAAGGAGAAAACGTAGTTTGTTAGAGAAAAAGGAAAAAATAGTATGTATAAAGAGAAAAGGAAGTTGATATGAGAGAAGAAGAGGGAAGAGGAAGAAAGAAAGAATAAAAAAGAAAGAAAGAAGGAGAAAGGAGAAGAAGAGAGAGATGACGGGAAAAGAGCAGATGGAAGAGTTGTGTAAGGAGTTGAGAGAAGAGCTTAGGAGTGGAGTGATAAGGGGATTGGGAGAGGGATTAGCGAGGCGAGGGATGAGTCAGGCGATATTCAAGCGGATGGGAGGGCCGGAGGTATGGGCGAGGGTGAGCAAAGGAAGAGAGAGAAGAGAAGGAGGAGAGGGGAAAAAGGAGGAAGAGGGAGAGTTGAAGAAGGGAGAGCTGTGTGAGTTTTTAAGCAGGGTGATAAGAGGTGGGGAGCTAGGGATGAGTGGGAAGGAGAAGATGAGTGCTGTGGGGTTGTACATGAGGTTGAAGGGGTGGGACAAGGTGAAGGAGAAGGAGGAAGAGATGGTAGGGGAAGAGTTGGTAGAGCTGTTAGGAGGGAGAAAGGGAGTCGGAGAGAAGAATGATACGGAGGAAGGTTGACAGAGGGAATAAGGATGAAATAAAGTAAAGACGGAATGAGAAAGAACAGCGAAGGCGAGCTAAGAGTGAGGAGAGCGGAGGCGGAGCGAGGATTTCTGGCAGGGGTGAAGGAGATGGTGAAGATGAGAGCAGAGATGGGAGTGATGCCGTGGGGGAAGCATGTATTTTATCCAAGGATGTTGCACAAGGCGAGGCCGCAGAAGGTGAGTGATTTTTTAGTAGATGATGAGAGGTGGTATTTGAGTGTGAGGGAGGAGGATATGGAGAAATGGTGTAGTAAGCATCATTTGAACCGGAGTGCTAGTGGGAAGTATTATTTGGGTTTATTGTTTAAGAGTACAAAATCGAGGAGTGTGAGGAGGAAGATAAGCCTTGGGACGAAAGACGAGGAGGTAGCGAAAGAGCGGAGGGAGTTGTTTTATGAGGAGTGGGAAGGGAAGCATCTGACATGGGCGCAATGTGAGGGAGCGAAGTGGAACATGAAGGTGTCTGGGTGTGCGGCGATAGGGAGCAAGAGTGCGTTGGAGAGGAAGGCGAGGGAGAAGCAGGAGAAGGCGAACCGGGAACAGGCTAAGGCAATATGCAAGGAGTTGGCATTAAAGCGAAAGGCGCAGGTAAAACTGGAAGGATTTAAAAAGAAGACGGAAGAGTTAAAGAGGAGGAGGGTGTTGATGGTAGGAGGTGTAGAGAAAATAGGAGACGCCGTAGTAAGGAGGACGAAGAGAAAAGGAGTGGAAAGGTAAAAGCTATGAAAGAAAAAGAAGTAGGAATAATGGTAAAAGAGAAGAAGGAAGGAGGGTTGGAACTGCATTTGTTTCCGAGCAAGGAGGCAATGGCAAGGTGGCGAGGGGAGGACAGCGAGCATGACGTAGAGGGGCGGTATCAGGAGTGGGTATTGCCAGTAGAGGTATTGGAAGACCTTTGGGCGGCGGCGCAAGGGGAAGAGTAAAGTTTTTTTAAAACGTCCGGTGCAAGTGGCATCCTCAAATAACAAACAAACAATAGAAGTTGGGTGGAGGCGAGGAGGCGTGGTGCGCGAACCGCTACGTCCCGGACGGCCTATGCCCAGCAAAGGGAAAGTATGAAAATAATCGTAGATATAGGGCATGCCCGGAAGACGGGAGCGGAAGGGAATGGATTGGAAGAGCATGAGGTATCATGCGTAGTAGCGGGCTATCTGGTGGAAGAGTTGGGAAAACTTGGCCATGAGGTATTGGAGTTGGACTTTCCGAGGATGAGCAATGCGGCAGACTTGAACGAAACGATAAAGGCGGCGAATGCGTCTGGGTACGAGGCAGGAGTATCGTTGCATTGCGACAGCGCCAGTAAAATTGTAGGAGGCAAGGAGGTATTGAATCCGGAGCCTCATGGGGCGCATGTATGCTTTTATCCGAGTAGCGTAAAAGGGGCACGGCTGGCGAGTGCGATAGCAGGAGAGCTGTGTGTATTGTTGCCGGGGAGGGCAAACAAAGTGCAGGGGCGAGCGAACCTTGCGATATTGAGGAAAACGAAGATGCCGTTTGTATTGTGTGAGTGTGGATTTATAAGCAACCCGGAGGACGCAGAGGTGATGAGGAGGCGGCCAAAGGAAATAGCGGAAGCAATAGCGAAAGGAGTGGACGCCTATGCGAGAGGAAAGTGAGGAGGCAATGGACAAAGAGGCAGTAGGAGAGTTTGTTGACAGCATCGTAATGGCCCCCGAAAGGGGAGGTGTTGACGAGAAGGCAGAGGGATTTGTGTGGGTATTGAGGAGCAAGAACAAGTTTTTGGTAAGGGAGGGGAAGAAGGACAGGAGTGGGCAAAGGTGGAAGCGGAAGCCTGAATACGCTTACATGTACTACCGAGGGATGATGGCAGGAGGGGTGCAGAAGGAAGCATCGTGCCTGTTATCGGAGGCGAAGGTGTTTGACCTGCCGTTGCCTAGGAGGAAGTATAACACGGAGGTTTGGGATGTTGTGAGGTGCAGGCTTATTGAGGAGGCAGTAGAGGAACCGATATATAGCGAAGCGGAAGCGTTGATAAAGTTTAACCGTTAGTTATGGAAGTAAGCGAGATAGCCAAGTTGTTGAAAGACCCGATGTGGAGGATATCGCATTTGTATGAGATAAAACTCACGGACGGGAACATCATACCATACAAGCCGAGGAAGTTTCAGGAGGAGTTGCATCGTGCGTGTTACTGTGAGGGGAAGCGTCGTTTTTTGATACCAAAGAGTAGGCGTCAGGGGTGTTCTACGGCGATAGGGGTGATGATGGCAGACATGGCGGCTTTTGAGGAGGGGTGGAAACTGGCGTTGGTGGACAGGACGCTGGGAGACGCAAAGGAAAAGCTGACGGACATTGTGAAGGTAGCCTTGGACAGTTTGAAGCGGAAATTACCGGGGTTGTTTGAGATAAGCTATTTCCAGTCCCGCATCATAGTGAAGATGACAGGGAGGAGGGCCAGCGAGATAGTTGGCGGTAAATATTTCCGAGGTAGTGGACTTGGTTTTGCCCACATATCAGAGCTTGGTACCATAGCGACGAGCGAACCGAAGCGAGCGGCAGAAATAGTAAACGGCACATTCCCTGCGGCCAAGGACGGCTTTATATTCGTAGAGACGACGGTACGAGGGGGGAAGCGAGGGGTATTCTACGAAAACGTAATGAATGCGTTGAGCGTGCCGGAGGAGGAGCGTGGGGATAAAGATTTCCATGTGGTATTTTTGCCGTGGTGGAGTGACGAGAATAATATATCGGAGGGGGTGGAGGAGATAACGCCAGCTACGGAGAGCTACTTTGAGACGCTTAGGAGCAAGAGCGGGATTGTCGTGACGGAGGCGCAAAAGCGTTGGTGGCAACAGGCCAAGAGGCAACACGGGGTGTCAATGAATGAGGAATACCCTTCGACCTTGGAAGAGGCTTTTGAGGTTCCGATGGAGGGGGCCATATTGGAGGCGGTGTTGGACAAGGCAGTACAGGAGGGTGCTTTTCGGAAGTTGGCCTATGACGCAACAAAGCCATGCTATTGCACATGGGACTTGGGAGCGCCGCTGAACACGATTAACCTTGTATTCCAGCTGGACGGCCCCTTTATTAACGTCCTTGAGCTGGACAGTGGTTTGCATGCGAGCGAGCGCGTAGCAGAGCGTGTAACGAGGCTTAAAAGCAAATATCCGACCTTACAGGCGAACTTCCTTCCGCATGACGGCGGGTATATGACGGACACAGGGATGACACAGGCGCAAATGTGGCAGGAGGCAGGGTTGCCGGGCATCCAGTTGTTGCCCAAATCGAAAGACAAATGGATTGGCATCAATTACCTTTTAGGGATGTTCAACATGTTTCGGTTTGACACCAACGGTACGAGCAAAGCGTACAGTTACTGGTTGTCCTACAGGTGCAAGCCGGAGGTGGGAGAGGGAGGCGTGTTTAAGAATGAGATTGTACATGACAACGCATCCCATTGGGCAGACCCGTTGAGGTATGTAGCGGAGGCGAAAATGAACAATTTGCTTGTGCAAGGTCCAACAACCCAAGACTATAAGGCAGGAATAACATGTACATTTGGGAAATATCATCGTGAGCGAAACATTGGACATAACTGGCGAGGACGGTTTGAGCGTACTTTCCGAATCTGACAGGGTGTTAAGGAGGGACGCAGGTATGGGATTGAGTGAGGCATGGAAGCTTCACGAGGGAGGCGTGCGCCTCTATACCGGAAACGGTCTTGTGCTGGGCCACTATTATCGCATCGAACCGGACAATGTACGGGTATGGGGCGAGGCGTCGGAGTTCTTGAGGACAAGGCATATAGAGGAGGCGTCGGTGAGCTATGAGGAGGCCAATGGCTTCTTTTTCTTTTTAGGGGTTGGAGACTATGTTGGTTTTTTAAGGCACTTGCAATTAAGCCCGTACATGCAATTTGGTAGTGGACATAGGAGAGGAAAGTTGTATGTTTACTCACGTAAGGAGTTAGACTTATATATTAAACTTAAATTAAGGAGGAGTAAATGTCAGGCGTTGGACAGGCAGTAGGAGCAGTTGTCGGGACGGTAATCGCCCCCGGTGTAGGAACAATTATCGGCTCATCTATTGGTGGGCTGGCAGACGGAGCAATCAACAAGAATAAAGACAAGGGGTCATCCGCCCCGGAAGCTCCAAAGCCCGTAGAGCAATACGAAACTCAACAGGAAGCAGTTCGTAGCAAAAATGAGGCGAACAGGCGTCGGAGTTCTTTTTCAAATACCTTTGTTGCCTCTAGAGGGATGGGAACAGGCGGCATTGGTAAAAGCTTTTTAGGCCAGTAATATGTTGTACAACAACCAGAGTCCAAAGCAGAAGAGGGAGCAACTCTATTCGTACAGACAGAGATATGTGTCTAACTGGCAACGAGTTGCGGAGTTTGTAGAGCCAGACAGGCGGTTTAACCTGAATGGAGCTGTACAGGAATCCACACCTAATAATGAGGGATATATTGACACGACTCTTGAGCGTGCGTTGAGGCTGAACGCAACAGGCCAGCATGAGCTTGTGATGCCCAAGGCTAGTGAGTGGTTCACCTTTACGCCCTTGGCGAAAGCGGCAGACAGGGAGCTGGTGACAAGCACTGTTGACAACGAATATGCCGAGACGGCTAGGGTTGTGTCCATGTTCATGAGGAACAGCAACCTGCACACGGCAAGCGAGCTTTTCTTCTGGGACAGGGCGGCTTATGGCATTGGCGCTTTTTGGGCAGAGTGGGACACAAGGAAGCGAGGTTTTAGCTTTTATTCAATTCCCGTTGGGACATTCATGGTGGACAAAGATAAATTTGGCCGGATGAATATGTTCTGTTGGGACGACTGGATGCGAAACCAAGACATTGTGGCTACGTTTCCTGAGGGCAACTTGCCGCAAACTGTTAAGGATAAGTATATTGCAAACTCCAACAGTCCGGACAACTACCTTGTGTTCCACTTGTTGGAGCGAGTGGAGCGCACAGGAGATGAAGGACTTGTGAGGCGAGCCAAAGGAAAAGAGTGGGTGCTTCGTTCGGTGTATGACGCTACAGGAGACGTATTGCTTGAGCAATTCTTTGAGCAATGCCCCGTTATCTGTTGCAACTGTTTTGATTTGCCTAACTCCCCGTATGGATATGGGTTTGGGAAGGTTTCATTGGCAGACCAGATTGAATTGGTTAATTGCCTTAAGGCTTTGGCAGAGGCGGCCCAACAGAAGATTTTCCCGCCGATGCTTGTTCCGGAAGGATTTCAGGGCAATATCGGATATGGAGCGGGCGAGGTAACGACCTTTAACCCGTTGAACATTCAGGCAAGGCCGTCGCCCCTGTTCCAGCAGTCAGCCCAAACTTCCGATACCCAATGGCAAATTGAGCGTTTTGAGCGTGTCATCAATGAGGCGTGCGACGTTAATTTGTTCATGCCGCTGTTGCAGGTGAAGGACCCGCAATACATGAAGGCCACAGTAGCGCAGATGATTGAGTCTTATTCGGCACGCATCAGCTCTACGGCTTATACGAGGTTGATTGAGCAATTCCTGCAACCCTTGGTGGACTTTTGCTACAACACGCTGGTGCAACATGGTTATGTCCGTCCTTTGAGGGATTACCATATCCAGTTCTGCACGCCGTTCCAGATTCTTTTGGACAGGCATCAGCCGACGTTGTTCACAGAGTTCCTACAAACGGTAGTCATTCCTCTTTCACAAATCGACCCGACCGTTCTGGACTCTGTGGATGCTGACTATATTTTCCGAAGGAGCATGCTTGATATTGGCCTGTCGCCCAAGTATTCTAGGCCGGAGGCGAAGGTGCAACAGATGAGGAGAGAACGCCAAGCGGCTCAAGACGAGGCAAACCAGATGGCTAATGCCAAGACATTCTCGGAAGTGCAGAAGAATCTTGGAGCGGCCAGTAAAGACATGAATCTGATTTAATCATGGAAGCAGACAAAAACACGGACGCAGTAGAAATCACCAGCCTTCTTGGGGACACGGTAAGGATTCCCAAGGAGGTGTATGACAAAGCCAAGGAAGTATTGGATTCCGACCCGGACAAATACATCCTGTTCGTCCTCAAGGCGATTGCCAGCGGGAGCAGATATAAGCTTCCAGCCGCATTGAAATCCCACTTCGATGGAAACAAACTCTTCTACATTGAAGGCATTAACGCACTAATTGAAGTAATAGAAGCATTGTATGAGCGAAAACAATAACCCCTCTACGGGAGACACTACGCAGACACAGCAACCTCCGGCCCAAGAGCAGACGAAGATGCCGGGAACCATGTCATTGAGCGACCCTGCCTTAACTCAAAAACCGCAGGAACAGTTCACTATTGACAAGATTGTTAATAATGACGGGACGTTTAAGGAGGGCTGGAATTCCTCTGTCGAAGGCGGCGAGAGCTTGTCTAAGTACAACAATATCAATGACTTAATCAAAGGCTTCGTTAATGCAAACAAGCTTATTGGAAAGAAGCAGGAACAGATTTCCCGCCCCGGAGCAGACGCTACGGACGAGCAAAGGAAAGCATGGCGTGAACACTTGGGCGTTCCGGAGAAAGCCGACGACTACCAAGTCCCTGACGAATACAAAGAGACGGTGGACGCAGAGTCGTTTAAAGAGTTTGCCCATTTTGCCCATGAGCATAACATCCCTGCCGACACGATGCAGGAGTTGCTTCGTTTTCAGGAACGGTATGCGGCCAAGCTGAATGAGGCTAATACCAAGCGAATCGAAGAACAGGCAAAAGAGGCTAAGAAATACTTCCAAGCGGAGTGGGGAGGCTTGTATGAGCGCAACTTCAACTTGCTCAAGGACGGGCTTGTGAGGGCAGGGATTGACATTGAGTCCCCTGACATGGCGGGCGCTCTGAACAATCCCTTCATCCTTTCTGCGTTGTTTGACAAGGTTTCCAGTATGCAGGACGGAACGATGCCCGTCCCCGGCTTCATGAAGGCTTCTGCGGCTGACGCTAAGGAGCAAATTATGGGGTTGATTAACAAGTATGGCTCGGTAAACCAAATGCCTCATGACGCACGAGATTTGTACCACAGGCTCCTTGCGAACAAAAATATCAAATGGTGAAGCAAGTTATGCTTGCATGCGCCATGCCGTAAGGGTTTAATAGTCCCTGTGATGGTGTGAGTTTTTTTTCTCCGTATTTTGTCTCACACCAAAAACAAAATGCTAATGCCCGTTGGAGGTTTCTTATGTTGTGTTCTTTCCTCCAACGGGCATTTTTTTATTGCAATCTCTCGTCGTGTGTTGCATACTGCGCTTGCTGTTGTGAAACAGCAGTGTGATTGCATGATTCAATAAGAGCGAAAAGGCGATAACATAGGGATAAATGAGGAGGGGGTACGTTTGTGCATAGCGTACCCCCTCTGTTTTTGTTTGCTTTTTCATAAAGTTTGTGCATTTGTTTTCTTAAAGGCAACCCGTTTGGACACTTGCTTTAACACTCATAGTATAAGAGGACAGCCGTCTTCCTCATCAAACAGCCCTACTTTAAGGACACCTGTCGAACCCATTTTGACGGTAAGAATTAAAAGTATAATTAAATTATGGCAAATTACGGAAACTTCCAGACGCTTGCTGTAAACGAGTACACGCCCATGATTTATGCGGCTGTTCAGCAGATGCGTTCCCGCACGGAGCGTTTCATGAGGGTTTACGGCATGAATTCCAGACAGCGCAGGTTCCAAATCATTGACCCTGTGAACTCCACTCAAATCACCGACCTGTATGGCGCGACTAACCCGCAACAGGCCGAGTTCAGACAGCGGTGGCTCAAGACCAAAATCTTCAAGTCCACTCATGAGATTTCCCGCACGGAAATGCAACAGGCAGGGACTATTGACTCTCCGCTTCCCCGCATTGTGGACGCAGAGCGCATGGAAATGCAGCGTCGCCGTGACTTGGTGGCGGTTGAGGGCCTTATTGGTACTGCGTGGACTGGCGAGAACGGCGACATCCCCGTTGCCTTCAACGAAAAGGCCAACACGATTCCTGTTGGCTACGTGCAGAGCGGAACCTATGTGGCATCCGGTCTGACCTTTGACAAGATTGTGCGGGCCAAGACTATCTTCGGCATGCGCAACGTGCTTGGTCAGGACGTGGAACGTCAGGATTTGGGTGGCCCTGAAATGGTAATCCTTTGTACCCATGAAGAGCTTGCGGCTCTCTACGGCATCAAGGAATTCACGAACATCCTTTACTCCGACCAGCGTCCGATTGCCAGCGGCTACATTGACAACGTGCTTGGCGTGCGTTTCATTGCGCTGACTGCGGACATGCTTCCGTTCGGTTCCCGTCCGCTTGGCTCTGCGACCGACCCGACCGGTGGTTCATCCACGGCGAATGTGCGAACCCTCATTGCCTTCACGATGAACTCCGTTGCGTTTGGCGTGCTGGAAGAGCTGTTCGTTCGGATTGAAGAACTTCCGACCAACCAGTATGTATGGCAGACGTACTCTGAAATCGCAATGGGTGCGACCCGAATCGAAGACAAGGGCGTGCTCAAGATTGACGTGGCGGGTTCTTCCGGCAACTTCTAATCCAACATAGAAAGGCAAAAAAGTTATGGCAGAATATCCTTCTGTAGCAAAAGCGCAGGTTGAAGCCGGGATGCCTCCGTATTTGAGTGCACAGCTTCAACGAGGACAGGTCTTGAAAAAGACGATTGTGTACAAGGCAGGGGCTACTGCAACCCCTGCGTCTTCGACGATTGTTGACCTTCCCCTTCCTCCGGGAGTGGTGATTGACGTTTCCTCAATCGCTCTGACGCATGACGGGGTGGGTGCGGGTACTTACTCGCTCAACATCCAAGTTCTAGACAAGGCGGGTAATGCCAAATATTCCGGAACCGGAATATTGTCTTTGACGGCAACTGCAACCGCAGGAGAAATTGTGAGAGTTCCCTCTACTTCCAATCTATCCCCCGCCGGTGCAATGATTTTTGACCCAGCGCAATATCTTGTCGATAATGGTATCATGATTGACGGGGAAGGCATTACCTACGAACGCCTGAAAGAGAAGTACAATATTGCTTGTATCGTCTCTAATACTGCGGCGATCGCGGCCAATAAATCTCTCACCATTGTCATGGACTTAGTTATCCCCTAATCTGAAAAAACAATGACTGACCTAGATATTGCTAATTATGCCTTGGGGTTGTTAGGCCAATACAAAATCCAAAGCTACCCGGAAACGGGGAAAAAGTCAGTAGAAGGTCAGGCATTAGAGGCATATCTTCCATTCGCTATTCAAGATGTCATGATTGATGGCGAATGGAACTTCGCCCGGAAAAGGGTAATCATTGAGCCGTCACCCACAGAGGTGGCGGCCTTTGGTTATCACAATGCTTTCCCGAAGCCTGACGACTTGGTGACAATCATATCCGTGAATGGAGAGCCTTGGAACATTCAGGCGCAGTTTGTGCAGATAGAGGGAGAGTTTATCTTGGCAAACGTTGACCAGTTGAGGCTGGTTTACATTGCCGCCCCCACAGACGGGACAACGCTTCAAGGCATACCTGACCAGCTAAAACCGCTCATAGGAATCAGGTGGGCCTATCTTACGTGTGTACGCATCACGAACAACATTGAACTCTATAACATGATAGCGGACATGTACCAGAGGGAGTTGCACAGGATGCGGGACAACGACTTCATCAACAACACGGGAGGCAGGTTCAACTACCGCAACAAGCTTATGAGCCAGTCCACGTGGGGCCGCTATCCGTTTGGGACGACAGCACCCTACCAAGGCTCTTATACCTACATTCCCGATTAAACTAAAAACCTTCCAGACATATGGCCTCAAATACCCGGCAATTTCAAATGCAACTCAACTTCAACGGGGGGCAGGTTTCCGAGAACTTCACCCCACGAGTTGACATGCAGAAATACCAGACAAGTTGCTCTGTGATAAGAAACTTCATTCCCAGACAGTTCGGCATGTTAAAGAGGCGTCCGGGATTTGGTTTTGTTGACAGCTTTAAAAATCCTTTTCGGATATTAAAATTCCCTTGTACCAACAACGAGGAATATATTGTCTGCGTACACTCTGACAACAAATATGAGAGCGGAGGATGCAAGCCATTTGCGACCATTTATCAATGCGGATATTTTGGAGACCAGACTAGAAGGTGGGAAGTAAATCTTGATATAGACCCCGTATTCATGCCGGGGGTTAATGGCTGGACTGCGGACAGTTCTTCTGAAAGGCATGGTAGGTTTTGGGATACGGACTTAGCTAAAATCAAATATGTATCTCAAAACGACAAGATGTGGATAGTGCATCCTGATTTCTTCCCTCTGGAATTAACAAGGACGGCGAAGCCAGTACAACTTCAGCAGACGTCGATGGCAGAGGACAAGTATGTTGTTGAGTTCGACACCTCCTCAAACACGAATCTTTCCACAAAAAACTCTTTGTGTTTTGGTTTGTATGGCGTTAATAGGCTAAATGCAAAAACACAACCTTTCTTTACCTTAAACTTTAAGGACAACAAATCTATTGCTTTTGGTTTTAGCGGTAGTGGCGCCGATACGAAGTGGGCTATAACTACTTCGGATGGAGTTGTACATCAACTGGAAAACATTGGCGTTAGCTCTGACCAGACTGTAGATTTTAGCGATTTTAATAAAAACACACCTATCAACATTTATTGCTTCCTGACGTGGCGAGGAAACAAGCTTTACGCAAGCATAGGGTGTAATAACAGTTATGGAACGTTAGGCCTCTATAAGTATTCCTCCTCCGAAGTCGAGGTTGATTCTTCTTTGGGCAACTTGTTAAGTTTTGTTATTGGGGGAACTCCGGGGAGTTCGACCGATGCTCAATCTTATGTTTCTTTCAAAGAAACCTTTAGTGCTGGTTCAGATTTTAGCGGCATTGGGATTAAAGTGAATTTTGGACAAGGAGATGTGCCTGATAAAAGCTTTAATAACAACGACCACAGGACGTCGCTAATAATGGCTCAAATGTTTGGAGACACTTCGAGTGTGTTCAAGCTTAATGATTATCAAATCCAGCAATACAATAATTCCGTTTTCCCCATTAAGCGGATATACGAGAGCGGCACAAATATTTACACGGAAGAAACTGTCATTGAGTTCAAGTTGACGACGATGGACTTTCTGAATTATCCGAAGAGCGACGACTACTATATAAGGGATAAAAGCCAAGGAACTAATCCTGATAGTCCCATGTTTTGTAGGAACCATGAGACATGCCCGGATATTCCCTATTACGTTTATGAGGACACCAGCTTCCCCTTAAACACTATCAACGCTGTTTTTGGGGACAGGTATTTCCTTTCTGATGGTTCCGTCCCGCAATTAACAGGCAACGATGGGACTCAAATTGCCGAGTGGTTAAAAGAATATACTCCGGGGGATATTGTTATCGGCTCCTGCCTGATGAACAAAACGGACGGCGTATTGAATGGGAACATATACAATTTCTCCACTGGCTCCAACGTCGGCATTCCCATTAACTTCTTTAGGATGGCAAACATCGTATGCCGCTACGTTCGAGGCGACTGGACTCTTAGAACAGACGCAGAAGTGGCGACAAACAAAGGGGTTCTTGTAAGTTATTTGGAGAATAGCAAGGTCTTTTCAGGCTATCCTTCTGGCGGCGGCTACACAGTCTTCCGAATCAACAATAACTGGTTCTCACAGCCGAGGAAGCTTAGCATGTCGGGAAGCAACACTCCGGGCGTATTTGTTGGGCTTGTTTATATTGGTGAGAACGGAACTGTATCTACTGATACTGGTGATGCTGGCCAGTCCATTGAGGTTGATAATAGTAGCGGAGCTTACCATACAGACATCCCCTTTTCTGTGTGGCCTAATCAGAAAAGGCTCACATCCACCACTACTGATGCGACGGTATTCCAGAACCTGACCATTATGCCGTTGATGTATGCTCCTGTGCTGGATGTTATATTTGAAAATTTTTCATCTAATTTCGGCAGAGGGAACTACCAGATAACCCAAACCAACATTAGTGCCACAAATTACTATTCGGCTAAATTCAATGACTTGGTGAAGTGCGCCTTTTCTGTAGAGAAAGGCTATCCTTCCTGCATATCGTTGCGCAACGGACGTTTGATTTTAGCCTCTACGAAGTCCCAGCCGCAGACAATATGGGCATCCCGTGTTGACAGGTATAATGAGTTCTCTGTGGACGATATGGCAGATTCCGGCTGGGATTTGACGATAGGTGCGAACCAGAGCCAAAAGATTCAATGGTTGTCTTCCTCTAAGGATTTGATAGTAGGAACAGACATTGGCGAATGGGTGCTGAACGACAGCGACTCAAGCAATCCTGTACCCATTATTAAAGAGCAATCCAGATGGGGTTCTTCTGTGGCGCAAGGGGAACTGATGACGGAGAGCCTGTTTTTCATCCCTAGAGACAAAAAGGGTGTTATCCAGACAATCTACTCTTTCCAGATTGATGGCTACACAGCGGAAGATGTGACGATTATGGCATCCGATTTGTTTGATTATGGGATTACTTCTCATTCGATTCAGAAAGACCCTGACCCAATCTGGTGGGGTACTACTGGCGACGGAAGGCTTTTAGGGTTGCTGTATAACCGGGTGCAGGACATCAATGGCTGGTTCCAATGCGACATTCAAGGGTGCGACATAAATCAGGTTTGCTGTTACAATAACACGGTAAAGGGAGAGGAAGGTTTGGCTGTCTCTATTCAAGGAGAGGGCGGTAGCAACTTGGTAAACGCTAATCAATATTTTCTCGCCTTCATGGAGGATAGTAATCCCTGTGTAGATTTATTCTCCACGGGGAGTACGACCGATTCAGACGCGCTTAATACAGGGGGATTTGACCCGATGAGATGGGATTTATTCTCCACGGGGAGTACGACCGATTCAGACGCGCTTAATACAATTCTAGTCAATGGGTACTTCAAAGAAACGACTAGTAGTGAACAAGTTACGATTCAGACAAAACCAGCTGACACTCAATCCTGGGCATCAAAATTTTATTTTACCTTCGATGACGCTTCTGTTTTCAATAATCCGGCGGCTAATGGTAGCTCTGTTGAGATAACAGCATTCCTTTTTGAGAATCAATATGACCCTTCTCTAAGCCAATTACCCAAGGGGCCGTTTTATTTGTTTGTGTACGATTCAGAGACACAAGCATTATTAGCTCGCTCAAACAACTCGGTAGAGCTTCCTGACGATAAGAACCAGCTTCCTATTCTTGAGTTCCTGTTTAGCGGATTAACTGTAAACGCTAACCAGAAAATAAAGGTTTTCTTCTCAAGCAATGAATCAGCCTCCTTTGAAGGGAATGAAGAAATATTACAGGTTTCCTGTTTTAGTGATTCTACCCATGAGACGGAATACGGATATTTCCCGTATATGGATGTCCGCACAACTGTATTGAATTCCAAGATTGAATATGACGAAACCAAGCCTGTTTATCTGGATGTCATATCGGCAGTTGGTGAAACGACAACAGGTTATTGCTTTGGCGGGAATGATATAAATAATAATTATTCTTATTATCGTCCATCACCAGAAGGGGAAGGCTTTTTTTCCCAAAGCAAAATTGTGTTCAATGTTACAGGAGAAATTGAATCGCAAAAAGGGGAAGTCCCAAACGCTGGATTTGTTGGTAGCCCAACTTCGTTGACCAGTGTTTTCCCTAACTTCGTTTTCGGGCTTCACATCTTTTCAGAGTTTGTGTCGATGCCGATGGGGAATGCTAACAATTACGTCATCCCGGCAACCACCACCAAGATTAGCCAACTGCGCTATCAAGTATCACGGGATGAGGGCAACGACGTAACTCCTTCATCTTCATTTCTTAGTGATGACGGTCTGGCTTATGGTGCGCCAAGGATTCAGGCCACAGTTCAGGCATTGGACTATGATGCCCCGATAGCTATGGAAAAGAGCACTTCCATGTCGGTATCAACAAACTTGTCTAACGGGAGAGACCATATTGTATTGAGTGGACAAAGCTCTACAGATACAAGACTGTACTTTTCCTTAGATGATGCTAAAAAGGTGAACGTATTAGCGGCGTATATTCTGTATGATTCCACTATCATTAGCTGACACAGGCGGCCTAACCGCAGATGGTTTGTTGCCATTGACAGGCTTCCCCTCATGGATGTGGGGAAGCGACATTCTTAATGGTCAACTCTGGGGTGGAACAGAAATAGCAGAGCCAGCTTACAACGAAATTTGGACAGACCCTACGACTGGTGTTACGAATGCGCTCCTACCTTCGTTGACTGGATTGGAGCCAATGAACGGCCTGTATGATATTGATTATCAGATAGGTTATCCTGAAATGCCCCAGCCGCCGACATATAACCCTAACACAAGTTATTTATCATCAACGGCTTCAATAGATACGTCAGCTGGGTTCGAGAAGTCTAGTCCCAACAAAATAGCATGGGATGACACGTTTGACCCGTTCGGCTTCAACTCTGCAACGCTTAAAGGATTTGGTAGTGTTCTTTCGGATGTATCGTCTTCCTTGAGCAAGAAGAGGACATATGCCAACTATGTCGCCAGTTATGAGAATCGGGCACAGGCGTTAAGGAATCAAGCCGAGTCAGCATACAGGATTGCCGGAATAAACATGTCTCGCCTTCGAGGGAATCAGGCGAAATACCTAGCCCAGCAAAGGGTGTCAGCAGTCAGGACAGGCTTCGCCCCGACTTCCGGTTCCATAGGCGCTGTACAACAGGCGACAATGAGCCAGTTCGAGCAACAAATAGCTGATGCTTGGGTGGAAGCGGAACAAAAGAGGCAGAACACAATGTATCAAGCAAGCGTTGCTGATTGGCGGGCAAGCGAAGCCCGGAAGGCTAGCAAGCGCTCATCCGGTGGATTCCTTGGCTCGCTACTTGGCTCTGGTGTGGGAGCTTATTTTGGAGGCCCCACCGGAATGGCGATAGGTTCTAAGATAGGTTCATCCATAGGAGGGTTATTTTAATCATGGCGATCATCGATACTAGAGACATAAGACTGGGTGTCAGTAGTGCGAACAAGGAGGGGTTGTTGCCTTCTCCTTCAAGCCGTTATTTGCGCTCCACTTATGATGCGGCCAGATATGTTCCTATTGGAAATGAGTTCGACAAAGAGAGCCGAGTAAAGGAGCTTGGAGACCTTGGAGAAGGACTCACAATGTGGTCGAAGGCGCAAGCGGAAGTCGAGACAACGAACGACAGTATTCAGTCACGGCGCATGCAGGCAGAGTACATGGAAGCTTCCACACAGGTTTTCAATCAGCTTCAAAAAGACCCCAGCACGATGAACAATCCTGCGGTTTGGCTGGACGCCTATACGGAGGAGATGACATCAAGGGCGGCAGAGATTAACAACAAGTATGCCAAATCGTTTTATGTTGGGCGCAATCAGATGTTGTCCAATGAAAGGCTCAACCTGTTGCTGAAAGAGGAGAAGAACAAGGTGGGCCTGATGGCGGCAGACAGAATATCAAAGATGGCCGCAGACGAAACTAATGCGGCGTTCAAGATTGCTGTGGCCAACAGGGATTTCGGGTTGGCTAGGGAGATAAATAAAAGCCCCTACCTAACACCTGCGGAAAAGATGTTGAATGAGAATGGAATTGTTCAAGCCCAGACACAAGACATCATCCAGCAGGAAACATTGAGGAATCCTTGGGGTGTGCTGGAAGAGGTGAACAGGGATGGCGCTGTACAGCGTCGTGAATTGACCTACGAGCAACAGCAGTACGCATTGAACCAAGCGCAGGGCCGGATAAGCATGATTCAAAAGCAATCGTATGACTCTCTCGTACAGAAGTTTTTGTTCAACCCGGAAGAGTTTGAGATGGATGTCGCCAAAAAGCTATTGGACACCAACCAGCTGACGACCCAGCAATATGTCAACCTCCTCAACATGAAGAAGACCATGAGCGCCAAGATTGAGCCGACTCCAATGCAGTTTGCGGCCATGTCTAATTGGGCGGTCAAGCTTTCAGAGGATTATCACAAAGAGTCGCCAGAGGGACAGGCCAATATCCTCTCCCAAGCTGAACGGCTTCTTGAGCGGATGAATTTCAGCACCAGCGACAAGAACTCATTGCTCAAGCTTGTAACACAAAAGATTTCCCCGGAAACGTTCAATCAGGCTGACAAGTTGGTAGAGAAATTTTGGGATAACGGCCAACTACCTCTGACCAAGACAGCGGATTACACCGGGACCCAAGGAGGAACTACTCCGATTTATTTGACGGAGGGAGAGTTTAATACCCAGTTCAAAGAGAGGAAGAACCAGTTTTTCTTAGACAAAAGCAGGACATACCTAGACCCGAAAACGGCAAAAGACAGGTATGCGGTAATGGAGTATGTGCCGGACTCGAACAATCTGTTCCTGCAAGAAAAGATAAAAAGCGAAGTTCGTTCCGTCCTTTCTGATAAGATTGCTGAATATAGGGCAGAACACAATGGGAAATCTCCTACCGGACAAGAGCTTTATGAGCTTGTTTTTTTCGCACAAGAAGAGGCGTTCTCCCGGAATAATATCAGCAGTATTGACCCATTATCTTCTGCCTCTGTTTATCCTTCTGGACAGCAAGACAGAGACGAAAGAAAGGCGACATTTATTCCGAACAACGTTAGAGTGTCGGCTATATCGAATAAAGCTTCTATAGATATTCCGACTAATGGTGCTTTTATTGTTTGGGCCGGAAGTAACTCTTTCATTACAAACGAGAAAGACTACTTGAGCATATATAAACGGGCCGGGGCGCCCCCTCAAGGATTTATCGTAGCAGATGAATCTTTCCTCCAAGCTCCACACAAAGATTTAATGGATGTGCAAGCTATGATTTCGGCCAAAGCGATAGCGGCGAAAGCTGGATTAGATGCACAAGGAGAGCAGGGAATTTATTGTGCATTGCTTTCCTATTGGAATAATTTATAAACAAATCATGGAAGAGCTTTCAGAACAACCCGAAGATTCTATCCTGTTGGATGAAATAAAGAAAATGAATTCGGGCCTCGCTTCTAATAAGGAGCAACCTGAAATAACAGAAGAGGATTTAGAAGCAAATCCTCAAGCTTACTCTTCTGAACAAATTGAAGGGGTTTTAAGAAACAAGAGAAGTATTCGCACAAAGCTTGACGATTATTTAAGGATGTCGTCTAGCTTGCTTCCTACTACTCCACGAGAAGCCTTAGATGCCGTAGGGACATTGCGTGAGGAACTGCAAGCAAATGGTATAGACCCGGAGTATGAGAGGTATCGTGAGAAGATAAAAAGAAACGAAGATATAGTTTATTCGGTTACTAGGTATATCAATCCAACAACAGGCTTGTTTGGGGATGTTCCTGCACAAGATGTAACAAACAATAAGCTGGAAAAAATACTTAGTGCTGAGCAAATTAGGGATTTCAATAATGCCCCGCAGTTTATGCGAGACAAATATGTTTTCAATCGCATTGTTGAAAACTTTTTCCCGGAAGGGGAGATGGATAAAGGGTATGCACTAGAACTCCTGAAAAAGCATTATCAAACCGACTCCATGCACGGAGTTGTCAGCAAATACGCTCAAGAGCTTCAAAGGAACAAGGATGAGGAGGCAGCATACAATGAAGCCTCTACCAGATTTTTCGATTCCTTTATAGAAACAGGAGGCGATTACCAGAAAGCAATCGACAGCTTGGAAGGCAATCTAAACCTGTATGCGGAAAACATTTTCAACCAAGAACCTGCGCTTAAATACATTTACCAGCGTGCGTATAACTCCGTCTCATGGATTAAAGATGAATACATAGAGAGCGGAGAGCTGGATTGGGACAAGATGGCAGACAGGTTGTTGAAGCTTGGGGAAGGAGAGACGTTCTCTCTAGCCATTCAGATGCTTCCCTACATGTTGCCCAAAGACAACCGGACATGGCTTGTACAGGCGATTGACGATACAGCTTCTGATATTAGCGGATTTACGAGGCTGATGCTTTCCGGTGGAGGAGATAATGCCAAAGCCGAGCGTCTTGCTTTGGCTATCCAGCAGGAGTATAGGATGGGACGCGACTATCCTACTTCATGGGTCGGAATGTTCTTTAAGGGTGCTGTTGAACAAGTACCCAAAATCACAGCAGTAACTGCCAGCACTATTGGGGCAACGGCGGCGTCAGGAGGCAATCCGGCCGTTGGGTATGCAACAGCTACAGCAGTAGGTTCTATGGTTTATGGTTCAACTGTAGCATTGGAGGCATATAGAACAAACTCATCTAAAGCTGGTTCTGTAGCGTATGGTTTATCGGTTGGAGCCTTAGAAGGTTTATTGGAAAACGCAGTAATAAAGATGGGCGCGTTAGCGGCCAAGGGAGCCAAATCTGTTGAAGTGGGAAGCAAGTTAGCAACCACATACAACAAATTACCCGGAACCGTAAGAGCCGCCGGGGCGGGCGCACTTTCTGAATATGTACAGGAAGTTTCCGCAGACCCTATTTATATAGGCTTGGAAAATTTGATGCGCTCCGCAGGTTTTGACCTTACACAACAAAACACCTTGAGCAACTGGTGGGAGACTTTGGATTTAACACAACCAGAGCTTTTAGGGGCCACAGTGTTGCTTGGCGGTTCATTAGGAGCCGTAGGCGGTTATCAGGCAAACCACCTTATCAATAGAGTAGGAAGAAGCGCAGAAGCTCTTACAGCCTTAGGAATCCCCCAGACGGAAGCAACAGCTATTGCTAACATGCCAGATGGGAAAGAGCGCACCAATCGTCTGACAGCGGCTCTTCGAGACAACAAGGTGAGTTCTGATGTCCAGATAACACATCAACAGGCAGGAGTGTTCCTGAACTTTTTAGCGAAGAATGCAGAAAGATTTAAGGATGTGGAGCTTATGCCTAACATCACTGATAATGGTGATGGAACCTTTAATGTTATCGAGAAAGACCCGGTAAGCGGTGCAGAAAAGACAACGACTGTTACAGATGAAATTGCTGGCACATTCATGTCTCAAGCGTTGCAGTCAAATCCGGGATTTATCAGGGCATTAAATATTTTCGCCCAAGAAGAGATAGAGTCAGGGGTGGGCAAGGAGACGAAGATAAAGAGCTATACTCCTGACGAACTCCGAGCAAAAATCCAATCCACAGAAGACAACAATGCAACTATAGCACGACTTAGGGCTTTGGCTGTAATTAACCAAGACCCAGAATTGTTGCAGAGTTTTCGTGATGGGAAAGTAAGTATTGAAGATGTAGCAAATGAGCTGGAAATTGTATCTGCATATAGAGATGGCACGATTGCTGTTGCGAGGGGTGAAGCGAATCCTCTCAATATTCTGGAAGAAATAATTCACGCCCGTGCAATATCCGATTTGGAGAGCGGCGTTATTTCTCGAAGCGTCATTGAAACACAGGTAAGGAATTACTTGGAGTTCTTGGGACGTAGTGCGGAAGAGATAGGGGATTTGAGCAATGACGTTGTGTTGCAGGAACATTTGGCGAATATGGGGAAGGCTTTGGCAACAACGCCGGAACTGTTTTCCGCAATGCCCGGCAATGTTCAAACAATCCTTGAGTGGCAGAAGGACGCTATAGCGGAAGTTGGGAATGTCTTTGCGGAAGGCGCTCTGATAAAAGAGGCCATTGAGCAGGGCATTGTCTCTCCCGATTTTGTCAAGTGGTCTAAATCTTTGGCGACTATGGCCGAACGTCGTGACGGTCAGGATATGGCAGAGCTTGTCAATGGTGCGACCGGAGAAAGCATTTTGCCAATGGGCCAGAGCCTTCCTTCCGTGAGGAGGCGTGGAACCATTGATGTAACTCCTTCTGTAAGAACCATTAATGAAGCCATATCAAACATAGTCAATGGCGCATCGGAAAGGTCTATAGGCCAGCTCCACAAATTGCAGAGGAGCATGATAAAGCTTTCGGAAAGGTTTTCTCAAGGGAAGCTGACCGAACGAGGACAACAGAAAGCGTTACTGAATTCTGTTCTCTCTATCGCTAATGCAATGGCTTCCGGTAGCCGGAAGTTTATCTCCAACCAGCTTGCCGAAAGGCTTGCGAATCCCAAGAGCAACGAAGCGTTTAATGCGGACATGAAGACTGCATTGGATGCCACAGTAGCGGCCTTGAACGAAAGAGCGGAGGCGGCGAGCCGGAAGCAGTTGGAGCGCATTATTCAGGACGAGATAAACAGGAGGGTTGAGCAAGCGGACGCTAAAGCCAAGAAGGATTTCAACAGGGAAATGAAATTCCTCCGGGGTTTAATCTCCAAGGAAATAAGGAAAGACATCAAGGAGGAAAGAGCGGAGGCGGCGGCAGAGAAGAAGCTTGCCAGTAAAAGCATACAGAGCTTGCGAAGGCTTGCCGAGAATGCTTTTAAGGACACCAAGGGGCGCTCCCGTTCTTTGGATGCACAAGCCAGAGAGGAGACTATGGATGCCCTTGAGGTTATGGCTATGTCTCCTTCCGAAGTTGCAACCCAGCTTGAAGTCTTGGATAGCACCATAGACGAGCTTCAAAACCAGCCTGCCACAGAAGAACTTACTCTGGAACTGGAAAATCTGGAAAACCAAAAGAATCTCCTTGAGGTGTTTGGTAGTGCGTTGTATCGGGAGAAGATGCCTAACGGAAGGTATAAGTATGCTCTCAATGCACAGCAACTTGCGGAAGCAGTTAAGACATTGAAGGAGCTACAGCGTGAAGGGCGACTCCGCAGGAAAAAGGTTAATGAACGTATTGAGCGCTTCTATAATGACTTTAACGCTAAAATCAATGAGCGAGTAGGAGGAGAGAAGAATCGTGATGCCCTTAGAAAAGCCGTAACGGAAAGGGACCAACGGGGGACGGGCTTTTTGGATAGAATCTTCACGCAATTCATGAGCCTTCAACAACTCCTCGAAGTGATGTCTTCCATGAAATCCTTTAAGGACATAGGGACATTCTTGCAGAACAACGTCCAATTCGCAGAGCAACAGCGAGGGGTAGAAAAAGAAAAGGCTACGTCCAATGCGATTCGCATCATGCGTGGAATGATGGAGATTGCAGGGCAGAACTCTCCAAGGTATTTTGATGAGCTTTCTACAAAAACTATTCCCTTTATGGGGCATGAGCTAACCAAGTATGGCCTTGTCAAAGTCTATCAGACATTGAGAGAGAAGGATGGATTGGATGTATTGAGAGAAAACCTTGGAGACAAGGGGATGGATTTCGGCAACTATCGTAAGTACCAACAGGAGTTGGAGGGCTTAAACAAGAGCCTTGATGATGGCGCCATTACTTCCGAAGAGTTTGAGTCCAAGTTGGAAGCCGTTGAAGAAGAATACCTTGCGAGGAAGGAAAAAGATATTGCCAAGCTATTGGAACTGCTTGGGCCGGATGGGCTTTACCTTGCTGACGAATTACAGAACCTGTATCGGGAAAAAGGCGAGAAGCTACGGGCGTTCATGGCAGAGAACTATGGCCAGACGGTTATCCTTGATGACTACTATACGCCCCGCAATATTGCCGCCTATAATACAATGCAAGAAGGGGATATGGATGCTTACAGTAAGGGACACGTCACAAGGACGGGCTTGCCCTCTTACGCAAAGCACCGGAACACTCCCTCTTCGGCGGCGCTCTCTCTGGAAATAAACCCTCTTGGGGAATATCTTCGTTATAGCTCTATCATGGAGGGGTGGATGACAGCTTCGGAACTGGTCAACTTCAACAACCGGGTATGGGCTAATCCCACAACGAATGCACAGTTGCAGAAATTATTAGGCCCAGCCAATTTCGAGGCGGCAAACAAAGCCCTGTATTACTTCATCAACGAGGGGCGTGTGTATGCCCAAAAGAGCGTGTTGGCAGAGGTAATGGGGAAAGTGTTCCAAGTATTGGCTAAGACAAGGATTGCTTTCTCCTTGGCTTCTCTGGTGCGCTCTGGGGCGGCTTTGTTCAACCCTATCGTTGGTAGCAACTTCTCCATGATGGAAATTATCAAAGGCGTGGCAGAGGTGACAAGCGGGAACTATAAAGGTTTTACCCTTGAAGAGCTTCGTGACTTGGAGGCAATGAAGGAACGTAAGTACCGTGGATGGGAAGACCGTGTGCTTGCCGATAAGGCATTAAGCATTCCCCTAAAAAAACAAGCGCAATGGGGATATTGGCAGGAAGCGGGCATGAGCGGCCTTATGGCTTTTGACTGGTGGAGCATATCTTTTGTGAATCAGCTGACCTCCCACATGCTTGCTAATCGCGGTTTGTCGCATGAACAGATAAGATGGGAGCTTAACAAAAACATCTACCAGACGGCACAGCCTTTATCTACCTCCGCTAAGGCTATCCACTTGATAGGTGGAAGCTCATTTGAGCAAGCCCAGTTCCTTTTCTTGTCTGACGTGATGAACAAGTTCGGCCTAGTGATGATGCAAGGCAAAAAGGATGTTCCTTTCTGGGAGGCTTTTCAGGGAGCCTTTCGTGTTTATACTATTGCCGCTCTTGCTAATGGTCTCTTCAACGGCTTGGCTACAGGTTTGTTTGGCGATAAAGACAAAGAGGACGACTTCATGAGCAACTTCTTATTGACTTCGGTATTGAGTCCGATTGTTTCTGTCCCTATGTTCGGCGGGTTTGCAGAGTGGTGCGCTTCCCTTATTAGCGGTGGTAAGCAATTCAGTCTGGGACGAGCCGATATGGCTGATTTGTCCAAATCAATTCAAGGCTTAGTCAGAAGTATTGTGAAGACGTATGAGACTGTATCGGAAAAATGGGACAAGGAAGGTGCTTTGACTACCAATGATTACATTGATATGGTTTCCTATGTAGGCAAAAATATTGGGAGTGTCGCATCGGCTACCACAATATTTGGTACTTCTGGGCAGAGTATGACCAAAGCTCTAGAGATGGTAGGTGCATTATCAAATGCCCTTTCACAAGCTAAGACGACCACACAGAAATTCCTTCCAGAGTCAGTAAATCCCCTCTATACCGAAAAAGAAGCTATGAAGGAGAGGGCTAGGCAGATAAGAAGGGAGAAGAAGAAGGCCAAGCAGGAAAACGGCGAAAGGTCAGCAACCTACAGAAAACTTTCACGGGAATTAAGGCAAATAAACAAACAGTTGAAGATAAGGGGCTGGGAAGACTAGCCCACACCCTCAACCTAACCAATACTAACAATGGCAACAAAAAAAAAGGTAAAAGCAGTAGAGCCGGAAGTGGTTTCCTCTGTTGAGCCAGAGGTGGCGGTCACCCCTCGCTCCAACGGACAATCGACCAACGGCTTTGCTAAGGTAGAACAGGGGAAATCCTATGTTCTATCCGTCAATGCCCCTTCTGGTTCGGGAGATGTCGAACTATTGGCGGCAGATAGTGATACACAAAACGGGCCTGACATGTTTCCTCTTCTTTACACAAAAGTGGAGAACTCTATGCAGATTCCCTTTGTGGCTGTTTCTTCTTGGGTATATGTGCAAGCGGGAAATAGTAGCATTAACTGGCTTGTAACACCGGCAAATTTTAGTCTCGCCGTTTCCGGTGTGTCGTCCGGTGGCGGCGAAAGCTTTGACCCTACAGCTGACCAGAGCATCACAGGAGCTTGGACTTTCTCCAATATCTCCGTTCCTACCCCAACAGGAAATGGGAATGCTGTCAACAAAGGTTATGTAGATTCCAATTTTGTAACAACTTCTACCTCTCAAACAATTACAGGCGGCAAGACTTTTGCTGATGGGGGGACGCTTGAAGTTCCTATTCCGACCTCACAAGGAATGGCCGCAAATAAACAATATGTTGATACGAGCGTTGTTGCTGGAATAGGCCAACTAGCTATCCGTTTTAGCTCTCTAACCAAGGCAGAATATGACGCTTTGGAAACGAAGAGCAATTCAACCATTTACTTTTTAACCGACCAGAATGTGTGGGCTATCGGTGACAAGGAGATTGTCACGTCTGATATGCCTGCGTGATAGTCCCCTCCCCCGATTTCGGGGGGGGGCATAACTTTTTTATAATCATAGCAATGTACTTATATAATACAACAATCTAATCAGCTGAATTAGCCACAGGCAGTGCTGTTACTGTGACACTCCCAGAAGATGCTCCAGAGGGCATGTATGAAATACGCTTCATTAGTGCAACACCAACAGGAACTGGTCTATCTGTGCAGCCGTCCGAGTTTCGTGTGAAAGTAACTTCCTCTAATCCTCCAGGAACGGGGCTTGCAAATACTGCGACGGCCCTCGGAAAAAGCAATCTCATTATTTATGAGGACGAAAACGGAAGTCTAAAGAAAGTTGTTCCCTCCATGGGAATGCTATATAAAATCCCTGCAAATTGTACTGTTGTGTCTGCTCAACAGTACATGTATCACGTTCAAGGAGGCTCTGATAAAGTTTCTTTTTCAATGCCTTCAATCGCAGAAGGGGTAACTCCCAATTCTGTGAATATTACATTTATTCAAATAGCCTAATATAATTTTCGTTATGATGGTGAAAATAGGTTTTGAAGATGTTGGTAAATATGATAAAGCCACCTTTGTTTGTCTTCAACACAGCGATTGTCGAGACAAGACCCCAGAAGATTTGCCGGAGGATAAGCAAGAAGTATGGGAAAAATTCAAACAGGAACTTGCCTCATTAAAAGAGGATTGGATTGTCACAGAAGCTGTGCTTTTCCCGAGCGTTGATGACCCGACAGAAACGGTAGAAATAAAAGTTTCTGCTAGACACGTCTCAATAGAACTTCCTGCGCCTCGCGTAGCTGTAAAAATTTTCACGTCACGCGAGATTCCTGCTCTAAAAAAGAAAGACAAGGATTTGATGGAGTTCTTAAAATGGATAGCAGGAACAAAGTCAGAATAAATACTCGACATGAACAACACTTCATCGTTTTGCCTTGAATCCAAAATAAGCCACTGTATATAGGTGTTTCAATGTCATAAAGACAGGGCCTCCGTTAAAAGCGGGGGTCCTGTTTTTTATGCGTGTTCGAGCAACTTGTAAGCTTTCCTTACAAGTTCGATGAACTGTAAAGAAAAACTTTACAGTTGACCAAGGGAACAGGATTTGGTCTAATGCTCTTGGAAGAATTCATTTCTTCTTTCGTTGTGCATATTCGAGCGGAGCAGCTTCGGGGTTTTTTCTCATGTTTTACCCGAAGCTGCTCTTCTTTTTTGTCTTGAAACAGGCCTGATGTAAAAAATATGTGTTGTATGACACAACTATAATTAACTAATAACCATATACTTATGTCACACAATGTTCCGTTTCGAGCGTTTTCGATGTCAAACTTTAGGCTTGATTTTTTGAGGGGTGTTTCGTTAAAATCTTGTTCAAGGAACAGGGCGGTTAAGTTGATTGTCTTCCTTTGGCCGCTCCAAGGCTCAATCTCCCTCGTGGTTAGCAACAACCAAGTGTTTAGCAAATAACTTGGTTCTCTACAAGAAAAGAGTTCGGATATGGCAAGCATATCCTTCATGATTTTTCAAAAGTTTTGATTTACGCCTATCGGCTATGGAGCCAAACAAAGTTGTGGGCTTGGTTAGAGAAACAAAGGGATTAGAAAATAAATGGTTTTAAAACAGTTCTAATTTGGAACACGTTGGTTAGATAAAGTATGTAAGAATAAACCATTTAATATTTAATTATCAGTTTTATTCCTTCGTTCGACTAACAGGTTGCATAGAGCGGCTAACAAGAGAGCCAAGTTCGAAGGTGTTAGCGAAACGATAACATAGACCACTTCGAAGTTATTAACTACCGTCTCCAACCACAAAGGACGTTACACCGTATATACGCGCGCGCGAATTTATAAGAGAGGAAAACAAAAACTTTTCTCTCTTCTGTATGACATTTTCAAAAAAAAAAAACATTGATTACTCTCTCGTTGCTTATTAGTATTGCTACATCGTTAGGAGCTACATGGTGTATTTCCTTCGATGTTTTGCCTTGAATCCAAAACAACCAATAACCAATAAATAGTATGGAACGAAAAAAAATAAACGGAGAGGAATTTCCGAAAAGCCTGTTGAGAGGACTTATTGCCATGTTTGACGATAATCCTGTTAGGAGCGCCATGTTTATGGCTGATTTTGAAGAATTGTGTAAGGAAGGTATTGATTTAAATCCTGATTGCAACGTCTGGTATAGAGTCAGTCCTGACGTTATCGACTTAGTTGACGAATTGGATATTTCCGAAGAGGATAAAACAACCATTAAGAAGAAAATCTCCAATCTTATCGGAGCGCCTGTTTTCCATGTTGGTGAAAACGCTAAGACTGATTCGCTTGTTGTGGCTGGTCTAGTCGAAGGCAAAATGATTGGCTTTGATAAAAAGTATTTCTATAAGATTAAATCCAAGCCTTACATGAAGAAGCTGAAAAAGGCGCTCTTCGTTTCCGCTTCTTGGGAAGAATTTATCAAACCTCTTATTTATACCATCAGAGGATTTGGGCTTGATAAGTGCGCTAGCTTCCCTAGTATTGAGGCGAAGCGTTCCGATGAAGAAGAAGATTAACCTTGCAGTCTTGAATAACTTTTTAACGTTCCTGAACAATGTTCATGAGCTAACCGAGCGAGGTTGGGTTCATGAGGCAACAGGGACAATGTATAAAAAGTGTTCAAAGCTTTTCGACACATTCAAAGAGTCCTATTCAGGCAATTCCCTAAGCCCAGATAAAGACATCGTTATGGAGGAGGTTTCCTTAACAGAGACGCCTAGTGATGACGAAGTTCTTGAGGTGCTTAGGGAAGAATGTGACGAGATTTGCGAATATCTTTACGAGGTAGCCGGACAAGAATCATTTTTAGTTTCACAAGTAGATGAAATTAAAACTGTTTTGAGTCAGCAACTATTTGTTGCTAGGAAGGTGTAGCAAAACCCTGCCATATGAGTTTATGAGCTAGGGTAAAAATCAATCCAAATCAAACAACTAATCATATAAAAGTAGGAAGTGTGGTATATACCGTAGGTCAACCTTCCCGGCCACCTCGTAAGACCTCCGCACTACGGGCGTAAAATGCGTTAGTAGTGCGGGGTTTTTGTTTGTATAGGAAAACAATGAATGTTATTTGTCCATGTATGAAGACAACTTACACGTTCGAAGCGCTAGTAGAGGCTGTTGCTGTTCAGGCTGGGTTAGATACTAGTGTTCCCGAAGCTCACACTAAGGCGTGTGAGCTTGCCACATGGATGCTTGACGAAGGATATCCTTCTATCGTCCTGACTCATGCGGCAGAGTTTGCAGAGGAAAAGGGTGTTCCTGCCAAATGGATTGCCCTTGTCAGTGCCATCATTGGTGCTGTTATTGCCTTTTTCTGCACTACTGGTTGTGCCAACACATCGTTTACTTTGTCTGGTGAACAGGGCGGGCAGATTAGCTATAGCGTTGACGAAAACGGGAACCTCATTATCTCCGGCAAGCCTCCTGTCGTCCAAAAACTCAAGAAGTGACGTTAATGCCGACAACAAAAATTGCTTCTCTTCTTCAAGTTGTTAAGGATTATAAGGAGATTGTAATCCTGTTCGCTCCTTTGGTATGTTGCTTCTTTCTGTATCAGGACAACGTAAAAATGCGGCAGGACATGCTAAAGTTGCAACAAGACCAAGCTCATGCGACATTGAAGATTTCAGAAGCAATGGCTCAACAGGTAGAGCTTATTCGGCGCATTGATTATACTGTTACCTCTCTTCAAAACAAATGAATGTCATTATCGCTATCGACAAGCAAGATAAAGTTCTAACTAATATCGCATCAAACCTAGTAGAACTTCTGGATAAAGAGCTTCTAAATCCGTCTCTGGACATAGTTCCTCTCACAAGGGATGTGAACCTGTTTATGTCTAACAGGTGGGACAATATGAAGGTTGATTTTATCTTGCGGTTGCGGACATCATACGTCACTTCTAATCGCAGTACCTATCAGAAAATCGTCTCTTCAAATACTCAAGGGCCTTTTGGTTTCAGGCTTCTTCATACGTCGCATTCGTTGTTGGAAAAAGAGGGGTGGGGACAATACGGATTCAACCCCTGCACAGAGTTTAAGGGCCTCCCCGGCTGGATTGATTTCATGGATATTGAGCTTGCCAATATGGGCGACCCCAAAGATATTGCCGCTATCGGCGACGGAAAGGTTTTTGCTCAAAGCGCCGCTCAATGGATGAACAAGGCCGCAAACTGGTTACGGATTGGCAGGAAGAAAAAATAACTGTCAGCCAAAAAAGAAATCATCTATTTTCTCCAACTCCATTTTAGACAAGGGAGCCTGTTTGTGGTAAGCGGAAATCCCCGCCCGTCTTGTCCTTCGGGGGTTTATCAGGTTAAGAGGAATACATCTCTTGGTTTTAAAGTCTTTTCTGTATAGCTCTGCCCGGCGTTGAAAGTGTTTGCTGGCCGCTAAACAAAAGTCCATAGCCTTGATTTTATTCCCCCTCAAAGTGTCCTTGATGAACATGTTAGGCGTATAATGGTATCTCTTGAGGAGCTTCCTTAGTCTCACTCCTTTAGCGTAACCTCCGAGAACGTTATAAAACTGTTTATCGGTAAGCTTGTTTATGTATAGCATGCCTATTATGCCAGCTGGAATTTTTTAGACGCCTCACGCTGGAACTCTGTGTAAGTTTCAGGATAGCATAAACAATGGCCTAAACGAGAGAGGACGTATGCATCCGCTTCGTTGTTGTTGGATGTATCTACATCCCAGCGTTTGTAAACATTGGTCATCACCAGCCCTTTCTCTGCAACACCTTTCCCTGTTGCGAATTTTTTCAGGGTAGTCGGAGGGTAAACCAGAATATTGGACAATCCTGCATCAAACAGGTTTTGTTTCACAACGCCGCCAAGTTCTCCTAGGTGGACGATTTTCCCAAACTGCGAGAAGGCATAATTCTCTATACACACCAGAACTTCGCTAGCGGGCCTGTAGGCCAATATTTGTTCTGCTGCGAGCTTTATATGGTTAGCGAACTCGGAGAGCCGCCTAGGCCCCTTGTGGGGGCTTGTGAGGGTATATCTGTAGCCGTCCAGCTTGATGTCTTGGTAAAGGACGGAAAGCCCTGTTGCTGTCAGGGATAAATCCAGCCCAACCCAACAACTGAAATCTCTAAAAACGTTGGCGATTACTTTGTCTTTTTCCATGATTTTTTCTCTGATAATGGGAATCTGAAATCGACAAGCTCAAATCGGGAGTCCTTTTGAGTCATCACTATCCCTCCATTGCGGCTTCTTTTCAGCACCACAACACCGAACACAGAGTTTTGTTCAAATTCTGTATCTGGATTTTTCTGAATTTCGCAAATTGCTTCCGCAGTTGTATGCAAAACCTCTGCTTCTGGCTCTTTTTTTCTAGGAGGTCGCCCCCTTTTAGTTGTCTTTTCCATATTCTAGTTCTTGTTTTGCCAACCTATACGCCTCACGCCCGTCTAGTCCGGGTGTTCTCATTTGGATTCCTACTGCTTTTTCAAGGCGGTTGAGGACAATCTTACCTTTTTTGTCTATGATAGCAAGAGGGTCTTTGTAGCCGCTAACGATAAGTATTCTCATGCAAAGGATGATAACGTCTGCACATTCAAACGCCATTTCCTTCTTGTTTTTGGCCGAAAGAAGTTCTTCTACCTCTTCCTTGAGATGTTTTTTGAGCTGTGGGACAGTCTCTTTAACCCCTAAAAATTTACTGAAAACATTACATATTTGTTTGGCGATATTGTACACTCTAACCTTCCTTTCATATTGAAACAAATCCATGCTACGCATTATCTCCTTTCGTATTGCCAACTGGAAAGCTCTTCTTGGGTGATTGTTTTCGGATGATGTGTAACCTTGTTTAAGTTTTTATGCATAACTAAGGAAGAGACAAGAATATCGGTTGCGAATCTCCTGATTCTTAAAAGAGTTTCTTCCTCCGAGAAACACGGGTCGAGTTGATAACCACACTTAGAACATTTAGAGATATATGCCTTCTTTCCAAAAGGATAGCCTTGTTTACCAAGGCCAGTAAACACGATATCCTTAACAATGAAATACTCGTTATGACATATTGGACATTTTGGATTTTTTGCGCTCATTTTTTAACTATCCTTTCTTTCTGTTTTTTTTCGACGATATAGCTTCCAAAGATTTTATTGAATTGTTCGTTCGATGCTTTTCTAGACTGCTTCCCGTTCACAATGTTTTGGTGTTTGTGAAAAGCCTCTTCCAGATTAGAGACTGAAACACTAACGGCTTCCATCATGTCCCCTAGAGGAATGACTTGCTGAACCCTAGATAACCCTTCGTTTTTAAAGCTACGAACCGTATTTCCTTCTTTTAAACCAAGGCCGTCAATCTCTTCGCCATTTTTCAGCAACTCATAACATGATTCTTCTATCTCTTTGGCCACCTTCGAGGCCAATTTAGCTGTAAAATATAGCTTAGAGCGTTCTTCTGGATTCATTTGTTTCAGCTTAGAAGAAAAAGCTGTAGCGGGGGTAGTGATTGTTTGCACCACCTCTAACGGCTTTTTGCATTCAGCAAAACCCTTGCAGTACCTGCAATAGCTGTTAGCTTGAGGTGGAAGGTCCTTTTTGGTGCGTTCGCATATCTCAATGACTTCTTTTTCTGCCTCTTTGATGTCCTCTTCGCTGTACCTCACAATAACAGGATAAGAAGTCACCAGAGGTTGAACAATGGCACAAGAGACTGATTTTATTTTGCAGTCCTGATAATTCCTTTCGATGTGTTGCTTGCAACATAGGGCCAACCCTCTAAGCTGGTGGTTTATTTGTGTTGACTCTGGCTCTAAAGGCCCTGTCTTGTAGTCGATAATCAATAAATGAAATCCCTCTTCGTCAGACTTACCTAAAACCACGTCGGGTTTCCCAGAAAAGAGTGCATTGTCCCCATCGAAAAAGAAACACCTTTCCTCCTTCATCAATTCCTCGAACTTGTCTTCTCCCGCCCAAATCGACGCAACTTCGGTCACAATTCTTTTGCATGCAAGCATGAGTTTCGTCTCTTCTTCGGTGAGTAGTATGTTTTGGTATGCAAGGTATTGATGAATCCTGTTGCCTCTTTCAGCCATTTCAGAGGTTGTCTCTACTCCTTCAACGTCATATCTCAATGAGTGCGGACATAACGCAAGACGTGCTAGGCTGGAACATGAAGGCAATCCTTGTCTTTCCGTATCTTTTGTTTTCATTATTTCTCGTGTATTTTTTTTGTTATTCATCTTCTGGCTCCCAATCTACATACGCCTCAAACTCATAATCCATACAATGTTAGACAGTAGATGTTTAAGCGTTTTCATTGTTTTCTTTCTTTTTGAATATTGGCGATTCTGGCGACTTGTCTTCTTCATTGGAGAAAGCTTCGTCTTTACTTATGGCCCCGGTTTTAATGGCGTTGAAGAGACCAATAAGCATTACGATTTCAGATTCCTTACTAGTCTCAATTTTGTGTTTAAGGTAAGCCTCAAGCATTTCTTTGGAGACTCCGATTTTGGAAAAGGCTATTACACATCCATTTATTCTTTCCGCAATGGGTGTATCTGTGGCTCTTAGCGTGTTTTGGCAAGCCTCTGCCGCCTCTTGCCTAATGAAGTCCGGCAATACCGCCCAAATGCACGCTCTGATGCGCCTAGAGGCCATATTAGCACAAAGTTCATAAATATCTCTATCGGATGTAAGAGGATATCCACCGTCTTTTGTGTCCCTGTAGTGCGGAACAGAAAAGGCTATCTCCCTTCTTATGTTGTTTTCTTTATCCCAACAGAAAGCTATACAGTCGGAGCAAACCCTTCCTTTTTCATCTACATGTTCCCCTATCTTTCTCCACCCAGCTTCTGCGTTCCCATAAGCGGTAAGGCACGCATTTGCTAAATGGATTGTCTCTCCTGAAATACTAGAGCCTCCCCTTTTGTATTCGAAGAATGCGGTGTTAGCTAAATGACGGAACGAGCAAAGCTGTCTAATTTTGGAGGAAACCTCCATCATGTTTCTCGGCATTTGCTTTGCTATATATATAGAGGCAAGCGCCTCTAGCGATTCTTTGTTGGAAAGCACGTTAGCAAGCGGATTTCCAGCAAGAGGTGCTATCATGGACAAGCCTTCTGCCGGGACTGTGGTCAATTGTTCTGGGTTGTCTGACATGCCCTCATTGTATCTTTTCTCCCACACATGGCAATCTTTTTTTATTTTTTTTCTTGTGCATGTCAAAACATGTGGTACAAAAACGACATGACGAAAGCACTACCAACAGAACAATTAGAAGCATTCTCCAAGTTCGCCAATACTAACGAAGCCCTTTGCAAGCTCATGATGCAACGTGTGGGTTTCAACATCACGCCAATGGTGTGGAATAAGGCCAAATGGATGCCTACACAACTTTCCGTAAAGAAGCTCACTAACCTTCGAGCTTTTTACCCAGAAGCATTTGGTTTAGAGGATGAACCTAATAAAGATTTTTTGAAATCTCTTTATTACCTCCACATTTCAAATAGAACCTTCTCTGGGGAAATTACGCCACTAATTGAGGACAAGGATTTTATTACCCATATGCCCTATGCTAACTTTGTTTTGCCCATTGACGATTTCACAAAAAACGCCCTTTCCAAATTCATGTAAAATAAGGATATGAATCACCATTCCCATGACTATCCTTTAGAAGAAATGGAACGTATTTCTGAGCCGAAACTGGCAAAAGACATACTGAATTTAGAAGAACTATTGAAGAGATTAGATGAAATACCGCTAACAACAGAACAGGAAACGAAAGAATGGCGGCGAAAAGAAAAAGAAAAAGAACGCATAGCATCATGGAAAAAACGGTTGAGGCAATCCGGCGTGCCTCAAGGGTTTTATGATGCTTGCGTGAATGGAAAGATCGACAAGAGCCGGATATTTCCATTCCTGAAAAACTTAAGTAGCGGGTGTTTATTTGTCTGCACGCCGGAAAAAGGTAAAACCTTTTCCGCATGCGCTTTGATATCGCAGGAATTATGGAATGGCAGGTTAGCTTTTTACATGAAAGCTCCTGAACTGGAAAGAGAAATGGCCAGTTATAAAAAGGATGCGCGCCTGATAAATAGAGCGCAATCAATCCCGCTCTTAGTGCTGGACGATTTTGAGGGAGTGCGGATGAGTGCGAATTCATCCTCCGATTTTATCGCCTTGCTAAAAAAAAGAAATGATTTTAATTTTTTAACAATTTTGAATTCAAAAAAACGAACCTTTTTCCTCGAACAGATCGAAGAGGCGGTAAGTTAGTGTTCCCTTAACCACCAGAAAATAAAAGTGTAATAAAAAACCACTGTAGCCTAAATAAAGGCTACAGTGGTTGAATTTGTGTAGTTTTATGACAAACTATTGAACTCTTTTTTCAGGTATTAGTTTGCTATTAAATGAGTAGTATTTTTTTGAGTAATTGTAGGTCTTGGAATATTTAGAATATCCGGTTTTGTTGCTCCAATAAACCTCATCACCATAAAAAGAGCAGTAACTATATTCTTTTTTTTGATAAGAGTCGTTCGAAAAATAAGCAAATTTGTTTTTATCCGGTCTTTCGAAATTGCCATAAAACAATATCTTTCCTTTTTTCCAAAAAACAAATTTGCTTTGGCCAATGATAGAGTTAACCATATCATCAATGCCCTCATTTGTTTCCTTGATACCTGTTTCGCCAAAGGCTGGCAAAAACAGGTATCGGAAGAAGGTTTCACTATCGGTTAAATCTCCTTTATTTTTTATGGAAAGAACGCCGTTGTGGCAAAAATACCAGCCGCTACCGTTCCAACCGTGAACGTTTTTTTCAGAAATAGAGCCATGAGTTTTGATTCTAGCGTGAAGAAGGACTACGTAATCATTAGGAATTTTTTCCCATGTGGCCACAACTTCCTTTTTTAGAAGAGTTCTAATTAGAAATTCCGGGTTATCGTCTTTGTGTCCTCTCTTAAAACCTAGCAGGAAAAATCCGTCTGGATTATTTGTTAGGCAATTTTGAAAACGTTGAGTGCCGATATCTTTCTTGAATCCGTAAGCAATGATACACATGTTTTTTGTTTTGTTATTGTTTTTTTTCTGCGTTTTTTGTGATGATATTTTTGATACCTTCCATTAGGGAAAAAGCTTTATTTTCTTCTTCCGGCGTCTCGTAAAAGATTTTTACGAAAGTATATTGCTGATATGGAGTGTATTTCATTTTAACTCCGTTTCTAAGCAAATAATTGATAGTTTCCAGCCTTATTTTTTGAAATAGATCTTGAGATAAAGGCCTATGGAAAACATTTGAGAATTCTAAGTTAAGGCTACCTATCAAGCTCGAAATATAGCATTCTAGGTGTGTTTGTCGTCGCAAAAAAGAGGATTGCTCTTTCATTGGTTCTTTCTTTTGCTCTTTCATTGGTTCTTTCTTTTGCT